GTGGGGCAGCTCCTGGCCAATGCGCAGCAGGTAGCCAGCACGCGCACCGATGACGCCCACGAGCCAGCCGTAGCTGGCACCCGTGCAGAGGATCTGCGCCTGGATCTGGCAGTAGTAGCCGCCCACGCGGGTGCCGGCTGGAAATGGCGCACCGCCCTGCGGATCGCTCAGCCACGCCTGCAGCATGTTCCATTCCAGCGCTGGATCGTACTGGTAGCTGGTTAGCTGGTCGCCGGTGGCGAACTTGACTTCGCACGGGCACCATTCACCCGTTTCAGGATCGGCCACCATGGCGTCAGGGTTCACCGCCAGCGGCACGGTGGGGTGCCTGATCGGCTCGGCCTCGGCGCTGTACACCTCCGCGCCCAGGCGCTTGCCCAGTTCGCGCAGGATGAACGGCTCCAGATCGAGGCCCATGGCGGCGGGCCCGCTGGTGGCCATGTCCACGTCTTCGCTGATCTTGGACTGCCAGACGGCCAGCGGCGTGGACCAGCGAGGATCGCCCAGGCCGAGCACACCCGCCACGTCGCTGGCGCCCACTGAGGACTTGCGCCCCTGCAGCCAGGCCCGGCGGGCTTCCTGGTCAGCCACGCAGCAGCCTCACAAGGTCACCCAGGGTCGCGCGGCTGCCGTACAGCCGCAGGGCCTCAGCGATGAACGGCAGCCGCTCAAAGGCTGCGCCTGCGGGGAGGGAAAAGATCGGGCTGCGTCGTCGCATGGTCCACCTCAGTGTGTGCGGATCTTGTAGCGCGGCGCGCGATCTCGGTCAACTTCCTTGACGCGCTGCGCGTCTATCCACCAGGGTGTGGGCTCACACAAGGGGGGGTGCGCATGTTGAGAGTGTTTGGCACAGGCGAGGTGGCCTTTCCGCCAGAGGTTAAGCAGGGCCGTGCGGGCGAGTTTCTGACGTTCAAGATCAGGAGTGGCAAGACCCTGCCCGACGGGCGGGTGATCCAGGCCTACACGCGGTGCGTGATGTTTGGCGAGCGCGCCAAGGCAGCCGCCGAGCGTATCAGCGAGGGCACAATGGTCACGATCGACGGCGAGCTGAGCAGCCGAAAGGACGATCAAGGACGCGAGTGGACCAGCGTGCGCGTGGCCGATCTGGGCGTGCCGAGCGTTGACGCGGCGCAGCGGCCCAAGACCGATCGCGACTACTGGCGCGACCCTGGCACGCAGCCGCAGCACGCCAGCGTCGAGGCCACGCCCGCGCCGCAGTACAGCCAGGCGCCGCAGCAGCAGCCGGTGCGCGCTCAGCCGCAGCAGCCGCCCGCTCAGCCGCAGCCGCAGCCGCAGCTGCAGCATGGCGGCTTCAACGCACCACCGGCGGCGCAGCAGAACAACCCGTATCGGGATGATGACATACCGTTCTAGACAGTAACCGCTGCGCGCTGGCCTGCTGGGGCGGGCGACGCGTAGCCTGACCGCGCGGAGGTGACACGTGCACTATTTGAGCGTGCCCAATTGGGCGAACCTGCAGCATTACAAGGACCGCGATCCCACGTGGATCAAACTCCACCGCACGCTGCTGAGCAATTACGAGTGGGCGCAGCTGCCCGACGCGAGCAAGGCGCACCTGATAGGTCTGTGGCTGGTGGCCGCGCGCACAGACAACCGGATCCCGGCTGACCCTGCTTGGCTGGCGAGGCAGATCGGGGCGACCGATGCGGTGGACCTGGAGCCGCTGCTGGCGGGTGGCTGGGTGGCCTGGATCGAGCCTGCTAGCGATGCGCTAGCAACGTGCTATCAGCCTGCTAGCGATGCGCTAGCAGGGGCCGCCGCCGGCCAGGATCCGCCCGCGCAGGCGGGCACAGATGGCGAGCAGTCGCCCGGCGCTAGCGATGCGCTAGCAACGTGCTATCAGCCTGCTAGCGATGCGCTAGCCCTCACGCACTCGCGAGAGAAGAGAAGAGAAGAGAAGAGAAGAGAAGAGGAGAGCCTGACGACGCCCTCACGTGCGGGTGCGCAGACGCCCGCTGACGCGCGCGAGGCGAGGCCTTCTTTTTCTTCTTTTTCGGATGAGCAACGGGCACAGGTGACAGCCCTGGCCAAGAAACGCGCAGCGATGCGCGCAGAGCGGGGCCTGACGTGAGCGGGGGCCTGGCGGTGGTGGACGGCACCGAGCTGCGCGCGCCCCATGACGTGGCCACAGAGCGCGAGGTGATAGCGGCGGCTATAGTGGCGCCGGAGGCGTGCCTGCACTTGGCCACAGCGCTGGAGGGCGCCGACTTCTATGTGCCGCGCCACCGCGCGATCTGGGAAGCGGTGGTGCGATCCTATGAGGCGCACGGCACCTGTGACGAGGCGCTGATCATTGCGTACCTGCAGCAGGCGAGCACCTGGGACATGGTGGGTTTTCGAGGGCTCAGCGAGGTGCTCGACCGCGCGGGCACCAGCGGCAACGTGGACGCCTACGCGCTGATCGTCAGGCAGTACCGTGGGCGGCGCGAGCTGATCGCGGCAGCGCATCGCCTGGAGGCGCTGGCCTATGACACCGACAACGAGCCCACAGAGCTGCCGGCGGTGGCTGAGCGCGCCGTGCGCCAAGCGACCGAGGTGCTGGTGCCAACGACGGCCGAGGATGCGCGCAGCGGCTTTGACGAACACCACCGGCGGTGCCTGGAGGGTGAGGCCGAGGGGGGCGGCGTGCGCTCTGGCGTGGCGGCGCTCGACGAGCGCATGACGATACAGCCCGGCTGGCTGGCGGTGATCCTGGCTGCGCCCGGCGTGGGCAAGACCAGCCTGGCCCTGAGCTACACGCTGAGTGCTCTGCAGGCCGGGCGCGCGGTGCTGTTCATCAGCCTGGAGATGTCAGCGGCTGACCTGTGCGGCAGGCTCATCAGCCAGCTGTCGGCGGTGCCGTTCAATGTCGCGCGGCGCGGGCTGCAGAACCTGAGCCGGCGCGACCTGTCAGCGTACACCAAGGCGCTCGACGACACCGCGCACTGGCAGCTGCACATCGAGCACGCGCACACCCTGACGCCCGAGGCCCTGCGCCTGAGCTGTCAGCGGGTGCAGCACGAGTGCGCGGGCGGCCTGGGGCTCATCGTGCTGGACTATCTCCAGCTGTGCCGTGGCGGCACCAGGCGGCGCGACGCCACCGACGAGGCCGAGATCGCGGCGGCCTCGCGCATGATGAAGAGCTGCGCCATCGAGTATGACTGCGCGGCCATCGCGCTGAGCCAGCCCACCAGCGCGGCGGCGCGCGGCGACGGCTCGGCGCTCAAGCTGAGCGACGCCAGGGGCAGCCAGGCCATCGCGGCTGACGCTGACGTGGCGCTGATCCCGCACCGCCCAAACATGCGCCCAGAGATCCTGCCCAACAGCGACGCGGCGAGGATGCGCATTCAGGAGGAGCGGCAGCGCGCGTCCATCGCGGTGCCCAAGTTCAGGCACGGGCCGCCGTTTTCGGTGGTCGAGGGTGAGGTGCGATGGAACGGCGCACGCATGGCGTTTGAGACGCCGAGGGGGGCGTGATGGTGATCTTATGGGGCACGCACGTGGCCGAGGTGCTCGACGAGCACACGAACGACGCTGGCCAGCGACTGCTGCAGGTGCGGTTCAGGCACCCGTGCGGCGAGACGGTGACCCAGTGGGTGGGCGCTGATGAGGTGCGCGGTGATGCGTGAGCTGGCACTTTTCGCAGGCGCTGGTGGCGGCATACTTGGCGGACAGCTGCTCGGATGGCGCACCGTTTGCGCTGTTGAAATTGACCGATACGCCCGAGGCGTACTGCTGGCCAGACAGAACGATGGAGCCCTTGACCCTTTTCCAATATGGGACGACATCAGGACATTCAAGCCCGCCGTGTGGCGAGGCGCTGTTGACGTGGTGTCTGGCGGGTTTCCATGCACTGACCTGGCGGCGTGCGGGACGCACAAGGGCATCACCGGGCCCAGCTCATCGCTGTGGTTTGAAATGCTCCGAGTTATCGCAGGCTGCGCGCCCGGCTGGGTGTTCATCGAGAATAGCCCCAACCTCCGGCACCACCTCGCTGTTGTCTGCGGCGGATTGGCCGATCTGGGGTTCGCTTGCCGGTGGGGTGTTGTCGGCGCAGGCGCCGCCGCAATCGGCGCGCCTCACAAGCGCGCCCGCCTGTGGATCGTCGCGCGCCAACCCGATGCGCCGATCATGGCTGCCGACACCGACGCGTCAGGACGCCAGCAACAACGGCGGGCCAGCTCAGCACCGCCGCGCGACCCTGCCGCTGAATGCGGTGGCTGGTGGCAAGCTGAGCCCGCTGTGGGTCGAGTGGTTGATGGGATGGCCGCTAGGGTGGACAGGCTTAGGGCCCTTGGGGGGGGGCAAGTACCAGCGGTGGCGCGCTTTGCATGGCGCGCCCTTGGGGGTGAGTGATGAGTGACAACCCGACCCAGTACTACCCGACGCCACCAGAGGCAGCCCTGCCGCTGGTCAAGCGCCTGTGGTGGGTGCTTGACCAGCACGAGCCGCTGCTTGACCCGTGCGCCGGGCGCGGCGCGCTGCCGCTGTGGTTCGGGCCTGGCCATGACTGGGAGTGCATCGAACTGCTGCCGGCGTTCGCCCCTGACCTGATGGCGATCCCGCAGGTGCGCCAGGTGCTCAGTGTAAACGCCCTCACCGCGCCCTGGCCCGCCCTGCCGGTGATCGCGAATCCGCCATACGGGCACGCGCTGGGCGACTTCGCCGCGCGCATCGCGGCGCACAGTCGAGAGCACGGCGTGGTGGGCGCCATGCTGAGCCGCGTGACGTGGTGGGGCGAGGGCGAGCGCAGTGACCTGGCGCCTGACGTGCTGCTGTGGATGCGTGGGCGCATCAGCTTCACCGGCGACGGCAAGGCTGACACCTCGTCACACTGCTGGGCCATCTGGCTGCCAGAGGCGCGTGGCGTGACAGCGGTGGAGTGGGTGGATAGGGTGGCGCCTGACGATGCCCAGGTGGCGCAGTGGCGCACCATGCTGGGCCTGGAGGGTGCGCAGCTGAGCCTGCTGGGTGGTGACGATGGAGTGGCATGATAGGGCGCGCGAGCACGAGCGCCGCGCGGCGGTGCTTGCGGTGACCATCGTGGTGGCGCTGGTGATGCTGACGGGCTGGCTGTGCTCAGCGGCGCTCGGCCAGGCACCGAGCCGCGCGCGCATGGTGGTCGAGGCCGCCGCAGAGTGCGGCTGTGATCCGTACACCGTCACCGCGTGGCTGGACATGGAGCGCCTGGCCGGCGTGCCCGAGCGCCTGCGCGGCCTGCTGGCCGCCACAGCCTGCAGCGAGTCACACTGCACCGCTGACGCGCTGGGTGACTGGCGTGAGGTGCGAGGTGAGCGCATCGCCAAAGCCGTGGGCTGGTTTCAGCTGTGGCCCTGGGCGGTGCGCGCGGGTGCTGACAGGCGCGACGCCATGAGCGCCGCAGGCGTCTATCTGGGCCAGATCTCCAACGCGCTGCGCACCACCAGGCGCGCCTGCGGCAAGCGCGTGGACCTTTGGGTGGTCGCCTGGATGCGAGTAAATCGCGGGCCACGCTGGCGCACGGTCGAGCAGCGCGGCAACCAGCGATGTGACGGCGCGCTGCCCGGTGGCCTGCGCGAGCTGCGCCGCTGGGGCAAGGCAGCACGAGTCAAATGGCCCACAGCGCCGCTGCTGGGGCGCCGCGCGCGGCCTGGCGCGGCTCAAAGCGTTACCCCCCACCCCCCCGTTAAGTTTAAACGGGGAGCGGGTCTACTTTGCCTGCCGTTTAATCGCCGCACATTCGGGCCTGGGGGGCGTGTTTGGGTGGCGCCCTCCTGATGGCGCGCCGCACCAAGATGACGCCAGCTGTGGTGGATGAGCTGACCAGCGCGGTGCGCGAGGGCCTGCCGATCAAGTATGCGGCCCTGCGCGCCGGCGTTAGCGATCGTTCCGTTTTCTCGTGGCTGCAGCGTGGGCGTGAGTGCAAGGGCGGCAAGCACGCCGAGTTTCTGCGCGCCATGGAGTGCGCCCAAGCTGACAGCGTGGCGATCCTGGTGGCCAAGGTCGCCCAGGCCGCCGACACCGACTGGCGCGCCGCCAGCTGGCTGCTCACCCGCCGCGCCCCAGCGGAGTTCATGGACCCCGGCAAGCGCGCCGAGCTGATGGCCGCCGAGGCGCGCGCCCAGGTTGCCCAGGCCGAGGCCGGCCAGCGGGTGCGTTATATCGAGGCACGCGCCAGGCTGTTGGAGGTGGACGATGGGTAGCATGAGCAGAAACAAGGGCAAGCGCGGTGAGCAGGAGGTGGCGCGCCTGCTGCGCGCCGCCGGCTACGATGTGGCGCGCACCGACCAGACAGCAGGCGCCAGGTGCTGCGACGTGGACGGGCCAGGCCTGCCGGCCTGGATCGAGGTGAAGCGCGGCAAGCAGGTGAACGTGCGCTCGGCCTATCGCCAGGCGTGCAACGACACCGACGGGCGTGAGCCGGTGGTGGCCTGGCGCGACGATCGATCCGAGTGGATGGTCAGCCTGCGGCTGGAGCCGTTTATTAGGATGATGGCGGGCCTTTGAGGTACGTGCTGACCGACACCTGGCGCCTGCTGCGGGCGTTCGACCGCGACGCCGAGGGCATCCCGCTGCGCCGCACGCAGCGCCGCCTGGTGATGCTGGCGGCCTACTGCGGCAGCCCGGCCAGCGAGACGGCCGCCGCCATCGCCGCGCGCCCCGCGCTCGTGCGTCAAGTGGGCACCGGGCGCCAGGCGTTCGCGGATTGGCGCGACGTTGATCAGCTGCATGACTGGGTGGCCGCCTGTATCTGGCGGCACCTGTGGCGCGTGGGCTCTGACGCGGCGCGCGATGCCGACGCGATCGCAGAGGCAAGGCGCCACGCCGCCAGCGTCAGCGACGTGCCGGCTGACTGGCTGCGCGACTGGCTGGTGGCTGCGTCAGAGGCGGGCGGGTGAGCGGGCCCAGCCGCACGGGCCAGGATCAGCTGCGCCTGGCCGAGTCAGCCGCCGACGTGCCGATCGCGTGGACCAGCGTGCGCGCGCTGTACCCGCGCCAGATCGCCGAGCGCGTCGACGAGATCGTGGGGCGCGGCGGCTTCACCATGCGCGACCTGGGCGCCGTGACCGCTGCGCAGCTGATGGCCGACCTGCTCGACCAGAGCGCCGGCGGTGATGCCGCCCCGCGCATCAGCCAGCACCTGCGGCTGCTGTACCGCATAGCGCTCGTCAGCGGCGGCGTGGGCGACGCGGCCACCGCCATGGTGCAGGTGCCGCCAGAGCTGCGCGCCGTGCACCTTGACGAGGCTGACACCGGTGACGATCTCATTTGATAACCACCGCGAGCGGTGGCTCGGCCTGCGGCAGCGGCTGGGCGATTCGAGCGATCGCCTGGGCGCCCTGCGGCTGATCGGCGCGGCCACCGACTATGTGCCGCTGCCGCACCAGCTGCGCGCGCACCTGGCCGGCGCGGCGCCCGGTCAGACTAGCTTTAAACTTTTCTGCTCTGGCGTGGGTTCGGGCAAAACCGCGTGGTCAGTCAGGGAGCAAATGATCCACGCGATCTGTAATCCTGGTTGCCACGGGGTGGTGCTTGGCCCGACCTACGATCTGTGCGTTTCAACGCTGCTGCCAGACTGGGAGCAGGCGATCGAGCAGCTCCACCGCGCCGGCTTCCCCTTGGTGCGGCGCATGGTCAAGAGCCGCCTGGAGGCTCAGCTGGTGTGCGGTGGCACCGTGAGCTGGCGGAGCTTCTCAAAGATCGAGAATATGCGCGGGCGCACGCTCGCCTGGGCCTGCATCGATGAATCCGAGGTGAGCTTTGACCCGCCCTATATCTGGCACGTGCTGCAGGGGCGGCTGCGGGATCCGCGCGCCAGGATGCGCGCCCTGTGGGCGACGACCACGCCCAAGGGCCTGCGCGGGATCCCGGCCATGTTCATCGAGCGCAGGCACGCTGCGCGCGGCCTGGCCCAGGCCGAGGTGCAGGCCGAGCTGCGCCGCTGGTACACCATCAGGGCCAGCAGCCTGGACAACCCGCACCTGCCTGATGATTACGTGCGGCAAATGCGCAGCAGCTACTCCAAGCGCCTATACCGCGCCGAGGTGCTGGGCGAGATCCTGAAGCCGCACGCTGCGGTGTATCAGTTCAGCCGCGACGACCACGTTCGCCCCTACACGCACAACGCAGAGGCGCCCTACCTGATCGTCTGTGACTGGGGGCACGCCAACCCACACGCGCTGTTTATTGCCATCCTGCCCGACGGCGCGCTGGTGGTGTTTGACGAGCTGTGCCCAGACGGCGGCACCAGCACCATGCGCTTCCGCGACATGATCGAGCGCCGGTGCAAAGAGCTGCGCCGCCCGCCCAGCTGGGCCGTGGGTGACCGCGCGGTGCGCTCTGAGATGAGTTGGCTGGTGCAGCAGTTCCCGAGGGCACAGGTGAGCCGGATGCGCAGCCGCGAAGAGCAGAGCATCGTGGCAGGGATCGGCGTGGTTAACTCGCTCCTCGATCCTGTCGACGGACCGCCCATGCTATACCTTTCGGCGGGCATCGCGGCCCGCCAGGACCGCCGCGCCCTCATCAAAGCCATGCTGAACTACCGATACAAGCAGCGCGCCGACGGCACGATCGACACCATGAGAGCCCAGAAAGACGGCGTGCACGATCACGCCAGCGACTGCCTGCGCATGGCAGCCGTGGTTATGGCCGAGCAGAGCAGATCCACCTACACCATGGACCGCACCTATGGCAGTCGCCGCACCTCTCGACTTGGCCACCACGGCCGCCTCCTCCGCTGAGGATCGCGCCGGCGGCACCGCCTGGCGCACCATCACGCGGCTGCTCTGGCAGTACCTGCGCAGCGACATGCGTGACGTGGAGGACGAGCGCCGCCGCCGCTTCCCCGTGACCTATGGCAAGCACATGCTCAAGCCTGTGCCGCTGGTGCGGCGCCTGGCAATGGAGCAGGCGCAGCTCTACCTAAACCCGCCGCAGCGCACCTTTGACGGCCTGGACGAGGCCGCCACCGAGCGCATGTTGGGCGCGTATCGCAATGGCGCCGCCAACGATGTGCTGCTGAGCGCGCACCAGCAGCTGTGCGCGCTCAATAACAGCACCGTCTGGGTCTGGCCTGATGGTCGCGGCGGTGTGCGTTTTCTCGTGCCGCCGCCCCATGATCAGGCGGTTGAGCTTGGCGATCCGACGAGCCACGATGAGGCCGACGTGTCCAGGTGGTTTGTGCGCCTGCCGGTGGGCAGCGACGTGGGCAGCGGGATCACCAGCTTTGGCACGGCCATGATCACGCCGACCCGCGCCGAGTGGACCTCTGACGCGCCGGGCGACCTGGCCGGCAAAGGGATCTGGGCTGATGACGGCAGCAACCCGCTGGGGTTCATCCCGGCGGTGCGCCTGCGCAACGCCCTGCCGGCGCCCGGTGAGTTTTGGGCGCACGCCAACGAGACACTGCTGATGTGCCAGCGCGCCGTGCAGGAGGATGCCACGTCTCTGGGCGTGGTCGCGCTCCACCAGACAGCCGGGCAGGCCGTGCTCAGCGGCGTGCCGCACGCCACGGCAGCGGAGATCGAGCTGGGGCCTGAGACGGTGGTGGGGCTCAGCGACCCCGATCACCGCTTTGAGTTTGTCCAGGCGGATCCGCGCCTCGACGCCTACAGGGGCGTGATCGATCACTACCTGAAGATGAGCGTGGCGCTGCAGGGGATGAGCCCTGCGACCGTCCTAAAGTCGAGCGCGCTCACAGCGCTGGCCAAGCGGTTGGATAACCTGGACCGCGACGTGGAGCGGCGCCGTCACATCAATGAGATGACGCGCGCTGAGTCGCGCCTGGCCGAGGCGGTGCGCGGCTGGATCAACCACCAGGCCGGTGTCGAGGTGGTGCCGCCCACAGACGTGGCCGTCAGCTACCGCGAACCGGTGCAGATTGTCGACGAGCTGCACCAGGCCCAGGCGTTGGAGCGGCTGGTGGCAATGGGCATCACCACGCCCGCCGAGGATCTGAGCCGCCGCGAGGCCATGAGCCTCGCGGACGCAGAGGCGCGCGTGGCCGCGAACCTGGCGCAAAAGGCCGCAATGGCTGCCGACACGGGCGCCGAGGGCGCCGCGCTGAATGGTGCGCAGGTTGTCGCCGCGCTGGCCGTGGCTGAGCGCGTGGGCAACGGCCAGCTGACGGTCGACGGCGGCGTGGTGTTCATGGTCGAGGCGCTTGGCGTGACCGAGGCCACGGCGCGCCGTGTGCTCGGTGGAGCGCAGCCCGCGCCGCTTGAGGTGGTGGCCTGATGGTGGCGCCTGACTATAGACTGGGCAAGCGTCAAAAAAAGGGCGGGCGCACGGTCAGCAAGGTCAGCTCGCGTGGGCGACGAGGCCAGCGGATCAATATGACGGGCTGGGATCCCGAGATAATCAGGCCCGACGAGATGCGCCTCGCCGAGCCGGTGCTGCACGTGGCGCGGCTGGTGTTTTCGCTCGTCAGCAAACGGCTGTTTGTGGACGGGCGCCGCACGAGCGGGCGAGGGCTGGGCAGGTACAGCGACATGCGGCCCAAGGCACGCCCCGCGCCAGGGTCAAGCCGTGAGGGCTCAGGCGAGGCCGAGGGGCACTACTGGGTGCCGAGCCACAGCCTATCAGCGCGCCAGGCTGGCCAGGAGGCGTTCAGGATCAGCACGGGGCGCTGGGCTGGCTGGTCAGCGTTTCGCACGTATGGCGAGTTTCGCAGAGCGGGCGACGCGAGCAAGGCCGCCTCTGGCGTCAATCTGGTCAACACCGGCACCCTGGCGCGCAGTATGCAGATCCGCCCCATGGGGCCGACCCGCGTGCGGATCTCGTTTTACGGCGGGCGCCGTAAGGAGGCGGGCCTGCTCGGCGCAGGCGCCAGCAAGGGGCGGCGCACGGGGCAGGCAAAAAACAACCGCGATCTGGCGCGGTTCTTGGGCGACAAGTATGGCCCGCTGATCGACGTGTCTGCGGCTGACATGACCAAGATCAACGCCCTGGTGGGCCAGCTGTTTGTGCCTGCGCTGGTCAACATGCTAAAGCTGGCCCAGACATCAGTGACAGCGCGTAAACGCCTGCGCACAAGAAACAAGGCGATCGAGCGCGTGCGCGCCGACTTCAAGAAAGCCCAGCGAGGTGCCAGGTGAGCAAGGCGAAGAAGCCCCGATCGGCAAAGCTGCCGCAGCTTAAGGCCGCCCGCGCCATGGATGGCGTGGCGGTGGCCTCGTGTCTGTCTGACCCCGACGAGGCCGCCGTGATGGTTAGGTGCGGGTGGCAGGCCACGGGCACCAGCGGCGGCAAGTATGTGATGGTGGCCGACCAGCAAGCGGCTGACGCCTACCTGGCCAGCACCGGGGGCGGCGATGACTGAGCGCAGGGCCAAGGTGCGCAAGATCAAGGCCGTGCCGCGTCTGCGCCCTGATGTGGCCACGCATGGCGGGCCGACCGTTTACACGGTCAAGGTGGACGAGACCGAGGCCGCGCGGCTGCAATCCCGGTTCGGCTTTCGCCCGCACACCCGCGCCGGCGGCCTGGTGACCATGGCCGCCACCAGCGAGGCCCTGGCGCTGTATCGGGCGGCAAGGTGAGCGATGCCGCCATTGTCGCTGGTGCGCCCATTGACGCAACCACACCGCCAGAGCCTGCCGCCCCGCCGCCTGCCGCCCCGCAGCAGGCAGCACCCGCCACACCAGAGCCCACCACGCCCGCGCCAGCCACCACACCGCCGCCGGTGCAGCTGACGGCCGAGCCGCCGCCTGTGCCGGTGGCGGCCTCGCCTGCCGATGACGATGGCATGGGCGCCCTGCGTGCCGAGCTGTCTGCCGAGCTGGAGCGCACGCGATCAGCGCGTGAGGCCGTCGAGGCGATCAGCGCACGCGCGGCGCAGCGCGCACGCGTCGACTACCTGCGCAAGATGGGCGCCAGCGCCAGCCTGTCTGACTCGCACCTGCTGACACTCGCGCCTGCCGCTGACCCGGGCACCGCCGACGGCGCCCAGGCGCTCCAGGCGTGGCGTGACGGCAATGGCGGCCTGTTCGCCACCCAGACCGAGGGCGCGACCCAGACCGCGCAAATGAACGAGCAGATGAAGTCGAGCCAGCACGGCACCTTTGGTGCTGACTTTCACCGCGCGCAAATGCGCGCGACGTTCGGGGGCGAGTAATGAGCGGCAAGAAGGGCGGCAAGCTGGACGCTGCTGCCACGATCAACGCTGGCGCGGCTCAGGCCGAGGCGCAGAGCCTGCTGCAGCTCAATGAGTATTTCCAGGCCCACGATCAGGCCGAGCGCATGAGTATTGGCAGCTGGTATGGAATGCCCGACGACTATGCCAAGGGCTGGGTGTTTACACGCTGCGGCCAGCGCGGCGCGCCGAGGGCCGAGGCGCTGGCCGCGAACATGCGACGCATGGGCTACCAGAGCGCGCCGCAGGGGCTAAAGAAAGTTGGCTTTGAATCGGCCGACGGCGACAGCGGCGGCCTGTACCTGTGCATCCCTCACCAGGCCTACCGCATGCTCCACGAGCGCAAGCGCGAGCTGCGCAAGCGCATCGAGCGCAGCGTGGGCGACAGCTGGAAGGATGAGATGGCACGCATCCCAGGCGCCACCGGCGCCGTGCGCGAGGGCATTGTGACCGTAAGCCGGTGACCTGGCGCGGGTTTGGGTGATCGCCAGCGGGTGCGCGGCAGGGTGGGCTAGGCTGTTGGGCGTCTGACGGATCACACACACCTGGAGGCTGTCCCGTGGCACTCACCGCATTTTCTTCGAGTAACGCCCGCTCTATTGCCACGATCAACTATGTTGACGGCCTGGCTTCGATCCCGGATCACTGGCGCCGCGTGGCGGATTTCCGCACGGATCAGTCTGGCGCTCTGCGCATGACCTCGATGGCCTCGCTGGGCGAGGTGGCCAGCTGGGATGGCTCGGCCGACCTGAGCGCCACGGCCAGCGCGGCCGGCGCGAGTGGCACCAAGGACATCGCGATCGCGCAGTACGGATCGATGGTGACCGTGGGCCGACTCGACGCGGAGATCATCCCCAACCTCGTGGCCGACATGGCGCGCCGGATGGGCATCGCCGTGGCTAACACCTATGCCAAGCAGGTTTACACCACGCTGGAGGGCGGCCTGGTGGGCGGCACGGTCACCACCGGCCTGCCTACGCCGAAAACGCTGTTCGCGACGGATCACACCGTGCCGGGCACGCCGAGCGGCGGGCCGACCACGCGCAGCAACTACATCACCAGCGCGCTCGACGCGGCCGGTGTAGCCGCCGCCGTCAAGTCTGCTAGGGCCTGGGTCGACTCGACCGGCGCGCCCTATGACCTCGTGGCGGGTGGTTTCACCCTGGTGGTTCCGCCCGATCTCGAAGAGGCCGCCATGGCCGCTGTCGGATCCACGTACACGCTGACCAGCGTGACCACCACCGTGGGCAGCGCCTCCGACACGTCGAGCGCCGCCTCGCCCTCGCAGGGACTAAACAACATGGTGGGCCAGTACATGGGGCTGGCTGACATCGTGGTGGCGCCCTGGCTGACCGACACGAACGCGTGGTACTTGCTGCCCAAGCTGGAGAATTGCCTGGTGGCGTGGCAACGCCTGCCGCCGGTTCTGCGCATCACCGAGGACGCCGACACCTTGGCCCGCAAGCTGGTCGTCGACTTCGCTCTGGCGGTGGATGCCAAGCCTGAGCCGATCGGGATCGCCGGTAACCCGTCCTAGTAACGGCGCGGCGCTGGGCCTGACGGCCTGGCGCCACCGCCGAGCCAGGGAGGGCCGATGGCGATCGAGGTGACAGAGGACGCGGCTGCCACGGTGTCAGAGTACCCGGACACCGCCGCGCCGGTCAGCGCCACGGCCACGTTTTATGGCACCAGCGGCACCGCCCTGGCCACGCCCACCGTTACGGTGGACGCGATCGGTGATGCAGGCACCGCGACCGTGGCCACCGTCACGTCCCAGACGGCGATGACGGTGGACAACGCGACGGGCATGACGCCCGGCGTGCGCTACTGGCTGACCAGCGCCAGCGGCTGGGCGGCCTCTGTGGGCGTGAGTGAGGTGTCAGGCACCACGATCACCCTGGAGCACCCGCCACCGGGCACCCTGGCAGTCGGTGACACCCTGGTGGGCCAACGCGTGTCAGCACCGCTGACGGCTGCCGACACCGCAGATCGCGGGCTCAATCACCGCGTTGAGTGGTCTGTGACTGACGGCGACGGCACGGTGCGCCGTTATCGCACGATCGTTGACGTGGTTAAGACGCCCTGGCCCGACGCGGTGAGCGGCGACGACGCTGCGCGGTATCTGGCGCTGGCCTTTCCCGGCTACGCCACCGGGCTCGACTCTGGCCATTACTTTGAGCTGGCGCGGCGAGCCAGCCAGCGGGTCAGGAACATCCTGCGCGCAGACGGAAACTACCCGCACATGGTGGGCGATCGATCCGTGTTTGAGTCGGCGGGCCTGGCGGCGCTGCGGCTGGAGTGCGCGACCAGTGACGCGCTCGTGCCTGCAGGGTACGACCCGACGGCATACCAGCACGATCAAGAGCAGACGCTGCGGCGCCTCATCGCCGAAGCCGTCGCGAACAACTGGATCGATCGTGATGACGATGGCGCGGTAGATGCTGGCGAGGTGGCGCCCATGTACACCATGCGCGTGGTGCGCAGGTGAGGGCGAGCGCGGTCAGAGACGCCGTGATCGCGGCCATCGAGGCGATCACGCCAGACGCCCAGGCCAGCGGGCGCGACGTGTTCAGGCACGTCGACACCGCCCTGCGCGACGGGCTGCGCGCGCCTGATCGCGTGTTCGTTGTCGACCTGAGCGACCCGCCAAACCGTGCGGATCTCATGACCGTTGACGCCCTGCGCGCGCAGTTTACCGTCACCGTGCTTTACTCTGCCGCAGGTGCGGCCACGCTGGATCGTGTGTCGGATGACATGGAGCGCGTGGACCGCGCGCTGGTCAGGCTGCACACCCAGGCGGCTGACATATACGCTGCCGCCACACAGCCGCTTGACATTGACGAGAGAGACGGCGCCATCGAGGCGCGCATATCAGCTGACGTGACCTACCGCCTGACCGGAGTGAGCTAGACATGGCCTATCATCCATCAAACCTGGGGCGCGTCTCGCTGGCCAAGCAGGCCGCATGGGGCACAAAACAGACCACCTTTGGCGCTGCGGCCTATGCCGAGTGCGAGATCACCACGCCCTCGCTGACGCGCGAGGCGCTCATGACTGAGGCCTACCGTGGCGGCTATCACCAGCACCGCGTCGCGGCCGGCAGCCGCGAGGGTGCCACGGCCAGCGTCAAGCTGCCGCTGCATGGCTGGAGCGCCACCACGCCCGGCGCTGACCCGACCAGCAGCGATCAGCACGTCGACTCGCTGATCCTGGAATACGCGCTCGGCGGGACCGACTACACCACGGGCGTCGCGGGCAAGACCGTGGACAGCTACAGCGCGCCCGATCTGACCCTGAGCGGCAGCCCCACCAGCGTGGCCGCTGACGCGGTGCTGGCCAGCTCCGCCGCTGATGACAGCACGCTGATCGTGGGCTGGGTCAAGTCGGTCAGCGGTGCGGTGACCACCCTGACCAGCAACGCGCCCAGCTCGCCCATCGCGGGGCGCCCGGTGTACGGCTCGATCAGTCACTTTTTGAGCAACGGTCAGCCCTCTGTGCCGCTGTCGATGGAGTTTTTGGGTGCTGACGCCAGCTCGCGGATCATCATGTTCGACGGCCTCGTGACGAGCGCCAAGATCACGCTGGACGCCAAGCAGCAGCCTGTGCTGGAGGCCGAGCTGCAGTTTGCCGACTGGGAGTTTGTGGGCTCTGGCGGCGATCCTGGCCTCTATACGTACAGCCTGCCGCAGCTGCCGGCCTCGACCGGTGCCACGGGCGCGCTCGTGCGCAGCAGCGGCACCAGCGTTGACGTGGCGTCCATGAGCATCGAGATCGCTTGCGAGTATTCAGCGGTGCTGAATCACTCCAGCAGCGAGGGCGTGAGCCAATACGTGGTCACCTCGCGCGACGTGACGATCAATATGGAAGTGCTCGCCAGCACGATCGGTGACGGCGAGATCAAGGCGCCGGGCGACACCTACAGCTACCTCCAGGCCGACCTTGGAACTGGCACGCCCGGCGCAGCGTTTTCTCTGCTGGTGCCCGTTGGCCAGGTAGACGTGCAGAGCACCCTGGGCGACAGCGAGGGGATCGTTAGCATCACCCACACGATCAAGCCCGGCTATTACGACGCCGACGGCGGCACAGGCGACGGTAACAGCAGCGCAATTGACACCCCGGTGCGGCTCGCGTTTATGTAGGAGCCCGAGGATGCGACCACGTGCGAGGTGCTGTTCATGCTGCCACTGCTCAGAACGTCAGATCGGATCGATCTGGTAGCGTCCACCGATCCGTCAGTGGTCTGCGACGATGGCCCTGTGCGCTGGCTGAGCCCAGCGGAGTGCACCACCGTCAAGGGCGATGCGCTGGTGATGACGGTGCGCCCCATGCGCGCCAGCGAGGTGCTGCGCCTGCGATCAGACAGCCCTGCGGCGGTGAGCGTGGACGCCTGCATCATGTGCGTGACGCGCGCCAAGGCGCCCGGCCTCGACGAGACGGCGGCGACGGCGCTGACCGAGCTGCTAGATCGCCTGCCGCCTGCCGAGCTGGCCGCCCTGGGCGGCGCTATCTTCGAGCTGAGCTTGGCACCGCCCGACCCTATCGGCGCCAGCGTCTGAGGGCGCTGGTGTGGGCAGACGTGCTTGCGCGCAGCGGCCTCGATTGCGCTGAGGGCGATCCCGCGTGCGCGTCAGATCCGTCGATCTGTGAGGCCAGGGGCGGCACATACTTGGGCGCTGAGTGGGCGCGCTGCCCGCTGCGCGAGGCCATGGCCGATCCGTATGTTCAGGGCGTCGCGCAGCTGGAGGCGTCGAGCAAGCTGGCGCCGCTGAGCGGCTGGCCTGACACCTTTGCCGCGTGGGTGCCTGCCGTCTGGTCGCAGCTGCGCGCGATGATGGCAGACCGCCAGGCGCACGCCATGGAGCAGGGGACGCGCCATGGCGGGTGACACCCTGCTGATCGCGGTTGACGCCCAGGGCAACGCGATCGCTGAGCTGAAGCGCGTACAGGCAGGGATGCGCGCAAATGAGGCGCAGCTGCTCAAGCTGACCGGCGCGGGCGAGCGCTCGGCGCGCGTATTCGACCGCCAGCGCACGGCCCTGCGCAAGCTTGGGAAGAGCGTCTCGCGCACGGTCAAGTCGATGGGGCAGCTGGGGATCGGCGCCCTGGCGATCGGCGCCCTGGCGCGTGGCTTCAAGGATTTCGCGGTGAGCGGTGAGAAGGCCGCGAACGTGGGGATCCGGTTCGCGCAGGCGTTTGCCGACCACGCGCAGGTGCTGGGCGACGCGCAGCGTGCCACCGCTGGCCTGGTGGAGGCGACAGACCTGCAGGTAGTACTTAACCGCTTTGCGCGCCTGGGCGTGTCTGTCGATGACACCACCCGCCTGCTGGACTTGGCCACCAAGGCCGCGATCGATCAGCACCGTGGGGTGCTCGACGTGGCCAAGGTGATCGAGTCGTCGCTGAAAGGCCGCACCACCGGCCTGGTCGACATTGGCGTCAACCTCGACAAGATCACAGGGCTCACCCAGGCATATGCAGACGCCACCGGCGTGGCCGTGGGCGAGCTTGACGAGATGGATCGGCGCCTCAAAGTCGCCCTGCCCGCCGCGCTTCAGGCCCTGGGCGAGCAGTTTGACGGCGTGGATCTGGCTGACTTCCGCCTGGACGCCCAGCAGACCACCACCGCGATGGGCGACATGATGAGCGATCTGGCTGTCTGGGCCAGCGAGGGCTTCATGGTCACGCTGGGCCTGGTGGACGACGCCCTGCGCGCGCTCAGATCCGACGCTGACGACCTGGCCGACACCCTGACCGGCGTTTCTCGCAGCGTGGATCTGGTCAACGACAGCGCGCAGGGCCTGGGCACCGCGATGGGCGTGCAGCTGCTGGCCGCCCAGAGCGCCGCCGCGCGCGACCTGGGCGAGGCGCTCGCCAAGATGCCCGAGCAGATGAGGCTGGCGAAGTGGCAGGAGATGCAGGCCACGGTCGGCGGGATCCCGCCCCACCTTCGCCGCGTGATCGAGGGGATGGCGGGCCTGGCCCGTGAGTCGCGCCGTGCAGCGAGCGACGCGGGCGCCCTCGCTGTGGCTGTCGATGCCGTGGCTGAATCATTCGACCGCGCAGCTGAGGGCTCGGTGTTCGATCAAATATGGGGCGTGCCGTTTGCGCCGGGCCTGGCGCCCTCGACGGCGCCCAAGCCCAAGGCCAAGGCGCCGCCGTCAGGGCGCGCGGCGGCCGAGGGCGCGCTGATAGCAGCCCGCCAGCAGCTGGCGATCATGCTCGCCACGGATCCGCTGGATCTGGCCCGCGTCGAGCACGCGCAGCACGTGGCAAAGTCAGAGGCCAAGATCGAAAAGATGCGCGCCAACGGCGCCCGGTCTGCGACGATCGAGGCCCTGCGCACCGCTGAGACGGCGCGCCTGGCCGAGGTGTGGCTCGGCACCGCCCTGGACATAGGCGCCGCGCGCGACGACGCGGCGCACGGCGCGCAGGCCGAGCTGGCCGCCGCGCGCGACGAGGCGCAGGCGGTTGGCGCCCTGGCCGAGGTGCGCCGCGCCGCAGCGGCGGCGGCCGACCCGCTGCAGCGCGCGCACCTGGCCCTGCGTGAGGCCGAGATCGAGGCCGCCCACGCGCTGCGCCAGCTTGGCGACGACGAGAATGCGTCACTGGTCGAGCGCGTGCGCATCACCCAGCAGCTGGCTGACGCACAGGCGGCCTATGCGCTGGAGGCTGAGCGCATCGAGCGCAGTGACCTGGCGCAGCATTTTCGCGACGTGAGCAGCGTGATGGCGGCGACCAGCTCGCAAATGTCACAGCTGGGCAGCGAGCTGGCGCCGATCACTCAGGCTGCCGGCGCGGCGGCAACGACCTGGGGCGACTATGCCGACGGACAGGTGAGCGTGGGCGAGGCCGCAGCCTCCACGGCCGGCGCGCTGGGCGTGGCGGCGCAGTCGTTTCTGGAGGATGAGCGCGCCAAGGCAGCGATCGCCATGGCCATGGAGATCGCCCACAGCGTGGCTGCGTTTGCGAGCCAAAATTACGTCAAGGGCGCCATGCATATCGTCAGCGCTGGGCTCTTTGGCGCCGTGGCTGCCGGTGCCGGCAGCGCGGCCGGCGGTGGCGGTGGCGCCTCCACGGCCGCAGCAACGAGCGCGACGGGCGCGGGCGGTGACGCCAGCAGCGGCGGCTTTGACACCGACGGCAGCCGCACCGTGATCGTGCAGTTTTCCAGCGGTGTGATCCTGGGCCACCCGCAAGCCGTGGCCGCTGCCGTCCAGCAGGCAGCGCACAGCAGTCGCGGCACCGGCGCCGCGCCGGGCTGGTAGGTGGGCGCGCCGCGCAACGTGATGGGCCTGGCCCAGGTGCTCACCGGCTGGAGCGGCACCCTGTCGGTGACCGTTGGCGCCACCACCGTGCCGATCGTGCCCGCCACGCGCACGTCAGCGATCGTGCTGGCGCGCGCCATTGCCACCACGGCCAGCGCCCTCGACGCGGCAGCGGTGGCGTATGCCAGCAGCACCGGTGTGCTCAGCTGGGAGTCGGCGATCAGCATGCGCATCGATTGCGCGGGCGTGATCCGCACGCGGCTGGATATGGCCGCGAGCACCAGCGGCACAAAGCTGGGCGCGCTGGGCGCGCACCTGGACGGCCTCTATCCAGAGCACGGCATACAGCTCCGCGAGGCCATGCACGCCACCACCACCGTCGCCAGCATCGCAGACGGCTCTGGCGGCGTGTTTTCCCAGGCCTCGACCCGCGCGCTCTCGCTGGAGATCCACGGCACCCTGGCCAATGTCTGGACATATGAGGCCGCATTCAGCGCCGATCAGGTGTGGGATCTGTGGCACGGCAGCACCCAGGCCGGGCGCTTGCGCGTCGACAGCGTGACCCGCAAGCGCCTGGGCAAGTCGCCAGAGCTTGGGCGTTTAAACGTCAAGGGCACGTCTCAGTGGGTGGCGCTGTGAGTGCGTTTGGGTTCACGCCTGCGGCCTACCTGCACGCCTACGTGAGCACGTCAGCGCGCGGGTACCGCAAGATCACGATCGACGGCACCACATACACGCTGGCCGACAGCGGCGACGCCGGGCAGGTATGGCCCGACCTCATCACGGCGCTGGACACTGCGATCGATCCGGCTGGCTGGTCAGCGGCCACCACCGGCACAGGCGCCGTGAGGCTGACCGGGCCGTCAGCCACGCTTGTCTGGCCGGATCGCCTGGGTGAGCTGTTGGGCATGGGCGTGCAGCCAGGTGATACCATGGGCGGCGTGACCGAGGCCGAGTCGGCGCTGGTGCCGCTTGGTTCGATCCCGCTTTACGGCGCCAGCTGGGATGAGGTGGAGGTGGATCGATCGGTGGAATATGAGGTGGATCGACTCGCACGCACACACGGCTACGTGTACGGCGGCGCACGCGTCTGGCGCTGGCGCCTGACGACTAACGCCGAGGGCCTGTCAGCTCTGCGCACGGGCTGGGCCCTGCGCAGCAAGGTCAGGGTGATCGGCAGGGATAGCGGCGGCACGGGCACCAACACGGACGCGATCGCCAGCGGCAACCCGATCGGCTACCTCGACGGCTGGCCGCTGGGGCTGCGGTCTGTGCGCTGGCTTGACGATGTGCGCAGCGTGGCCGAGGTGGATCTGCTGGTCAGCGCGGTGGCGCTATGAGCTGGCAGGGCCTGGTGCGTTCTGGCTACAGCTGGATCCACGTGGTGCAGATCGAGGGCATCCCGCACATATTCTGTGAGGCGGTGCCGCCGCGCGTCGACTCCACGAGCACGCCCACCCTGCCGCCTGGCTACACGTCAGCCGTGGAGTGCCTGCTGGTGGGCGAGGGCGACAGCGTGGCGATCGAGGTGGACCGCCAGAGCGGCGTGGCCAGCGGCGCAGCCTATGACGTGACCCTGACCTGGCAGGGCCTCGAAGACAACGCGCTGACCTCTGCGCTGTTCAGCCTGCCGGGCGCGTCCATGATGCTGGACGAGGACGTGGGCACGGGCACGGGCTCGGTGCTGGTCACAGACACCACCGGCTGGTCAGCGGCGAACGCATGGATCGGCACCGAGCGCGTGGCCCTGACCGTGGTGGACGGCACCCATGTCGACCTCACCACGCGCGGCCTGGCCGGCAGCATGGCGGGCACGTATAAGCGGCAAAGCCCGACCATGAAACACGTGACAGACAAGCCGGTGACCTGGCGTGGGCGACACGTCACGCTGTGGCGGCACCTCGTCAGCCCCGACGGGCGCGTGCTCAATGATGAATGGTGTGACACCGGCACGCTGGCCAAGCACTGTCGGGTGATCTGGCGTGGCTATGTTGACTCGCCACCCAGGCCGACGGGGCCCGGCATGGTGCTGCGGTGCCTGCCGCTGATCCGCAAAGCCGCGCAGCCGATCGGCCATGACGTTGAGGCCGTCTGCTACGAGGCCGGGCCCGAACCCGACTATGCGCCCGAGGCCATCGCGGGCCTGCCGGTGTACGCCGCGCCCGGCTCGGTGCTGTTCAACTGGGTTTGGGCCAGCAGCGCCACGGTGTCTGGCACGTGCACGGTCAAGCCGTCGCACCCTGATGGCGTGTTCACTCTGGGGCAGATCGCGCACGCCTGCATGGTGGACGCCTACAGCAGCAGCGTCACGGATCCGATCTGGTCCACCGTGGACGCCAGCAGCGTCAGCGACGCGCTCAATGTGGGCGACGGTGTGCGCTGGGGGGCGCTGCCTGCGCCGCTGCCTGGCGCCGGTGGCGTGGCCGGCCTGCCTTATATTTCGCTGCGGTTCATGACGTACAGCACCGCGCTCAGCTCGTCGCAGTCGTTCATCCACGTGCCTGCCGGTGGGCCGTATTTTCTGCGGCCTGGGATCTACCAGCCGCAATACAACGCGAGCACGGGCGGCGGCGGCTACACGATCAACGACGCCTTCTTTGAGTTCAGGATCCCGGTCAGGATGCCGTCTGTCCACCCGGCTACGCTGCCAGGATTCTGGCTGCCGGTGGTGCAGACCGAGGGCCAGGAGTGGGCAGACGTGCAATTTCCCGGCAGCGGCTACGGCGTGATCGAGAGCGACGAGGGCAAGGCCGTGATCCAGTGGGACGCAAAGGTCGACGGCTCCTTTGCTAACGTCGACGTGCCCAGCCTGGTGCTGCTGCGGGTGTCTGTGGTCCACGTCGCTGGCGGGTTCATCTTTTGGAACACCGGCGCGACGGTGGGCTATATCACCGGCAAGTCTGGCAGCGTGGCCGAGGTGCTGCTGACGCTGTTGGAGTCGAGCGGATCGGGCAATCGCGGATCGTATGACACGCTGGCGCTGGGCCAGGGCGCCGGCGTTGACGACTCGCTGATCGACGCCAACAGCCTGAGCGCTGCGGGCCTGGCGGGCCACGTGATGCATCTATTCAGCGCCGGCGCTGCGTCCATCGCGGATCTGCTGGGCGGGCACCTGGCGCTGCGCGGGCTGTGCCTGGTGCAGCGCATGACGCACCCAGACGTGCAGGCGCCGGGCGCGGCGACCACGGGTGACGTTAACCTGGCGGCCGTGCCGATCGACGTGGGCGTGGCAGACGCTGCTGCGGTCACCATCTCGATAGGTGAGGCGGTGCTGGAGGCTGTCGGCGCGCCAGAGCCCGCCGAGTCGCCCAACGCGATCACGGTAGAAACGCAGACAGAGCTGATGAGCGACCCTGTGAGCCTGACCGTCAACGACGTGCCGCGCATTCAAGTGGAGGGCCCGCACACCGCCGGCTACAAGGCGCCAGGCATGGCGCTGGATGAGGCGCGCCAGCTGGCTGTGGCGATTATGCGACGCGGCAACGGTGAGAGCATCTTGACGATCCAAGTGGGCCCGTGGGTCGAGGTGCAGCCGGGCGATCTCGTCAACCTGACCATGGCGCACCCGGTCACGTATGACTTTAAGACCGCCGCGCGTGCGCCGGCCTCTGTGGGCGCGCGCTGCCTGGGCTGGTCAGCTGATCTGTACAGCGGCACGCAAACGCTGACGCTGCTGCTGGCCGGCAATATGCTGGCGGCGGGCCCGCTGTGCCCGAGCGTGGGGATCAGCTCGGTGGACAGCACCACCACGGTCACGGTCGACAACCTGTTCGACGTGCTGGATCGCCTGGTGGTGGCTGACGTGGTGCTGCTGCACACACCCGGCGACGAGCAAGACGCCACCACGCCGAAGAGTGCAGAGGCCACGATCCAGGCGCTGGCTGATATCACCGACGCCAACCCGCGCCTGGTCACGTTTACCGCTGCGCTGCCTGCCTGGGTGGACACCTCGACGGTGATCACATACCCGGTGCTGGCGAGCTGCACCACCAGGCAGGCCGCCTATGTCCACAACGACACCGGATCGGAGCTGGTCTGATGCCGACGATCGACTACAGGCCCATGGACCTGGCCTACCTCGTGCCCGGCATCAATCCCGTGGGCGGCGGCTCGGTGCCACCGTTGTGGGAGCGGCTCTGCAATACCGATCGCTGGCTGCACACCACGCACACGCCGCACCTTTTCAGCTCCACCTTTGGCCTAAACAGCGGCACCAGCACCGGGGCGAGCACGAGCGCAAGCAGCGGCAGCCCAGATGTGCTCGGCCGGTGGATCATCATGGGCAACGCCGCGCCGCGCACGGTGACCGTGAGCGTCTGGGCGCTGGTCACCAGCGGCGGCACCACGGGCACGCTGCGCGCCAGCTACGGTGGCGCGACGGTGAGCGCGACGGTGACGGCGACAGCCGCCACGCTGCACACAATTAGCGTGAGGCCCACGAGCGGCAGCGCGCCGCTTGAGCTGGCCGTGGATGGGTACACCGACGACAGCAACCACGTGGTGCTGGTAGCAGCCGCAGCGCATTACGAGGCAGAGGACCGCAGCAGCGGCGGCGCTGACGCGGCAGCATATGCGCCCATGGGCGACACGTTCGACGCAGCCTATGCGGCCACCAGTCCCGCCGAGGCCGACAAGCCGATCAGCACCGAGCTGGTCTCACGAGGCTGGAACAACTGCCGCGCCATGGCGCGTGACCGCGTGGCGTGCCTGGTAACGATCCAGCACCCGCACCATACCAGCGGGCTGAGGCAGGCGTGGAACACCGACGGCGCCGACAGCAGCCTGGTGGGCATGGCCTGGCTGCCGCCCGGCACCACCGACGTGCCGCGCACCTATCGCGTGAGCTGGTACGTGATCGCGTCAGGGGATGCCAGCGGCACGGCGGTGCTCGTGGCCGACGGAAGCCAGCAGGCCAGCAGCAGCGTCAGCACCACCGGCGCGTGGGTGCACAGCACCATCACCATGGGCGCCCAGGGCGGCACGGTGGCAGTTACTGCATCAAAGAGCGCCGGGACCGGCTTTGTTTCGCTGCTGGCGCTTCAGATCTTCAGGGAGCCGTAGACATGGCCTCATATACCGGCAACGCCCGCGCCCAGTATGCAGGGCAGGCAGTCGACACCACCGCCACCCGCGACCTGCCCGATCCGACCACCGGCAGGGTGGCGCTGCTCACAGATATCGAGCGCGCGCAGTGGGCGCTGATGACATCCTGGGGCAATCCGGGCGTCTGGATCGGCTGTGACGTGCCCGACGGCGGCACGTCAGGCGGCTCAGGCAGCTACGCGGCAGCCGTCAATAGCGTGCCGGTGATGGTGCTGGCGCCTCCGCGCGTGGAGTTTGCGCACGTCACCTGCTACTTCACCGGCGCGCTACGCTTCGACATCTCGTGTCCAGTCGACAGCGTGGGGATCCGTCTTTATGGCTTAAACGCACAGGGCACAGGCACGGGCAACGAGCTGGCAAACGCCAGCAGCGTCAGCACCACAGGCGTCAACGGCACCGCCACGGCAGAGCCCAGGGCGATCAAGCTGGTGGCTGACCCGCACCAGGCGCAGCCGTCGCTGGTGACGATGACGGTGGACGTGCAGCGCACCGACGTGGAGCCCGATCACCAGGGATATGGCGGCGTGCTGTGGGGCATCCGGCTGGCCTGGCACCGCCCGGCGCTCGCCACGTTTGCCAGCGGCGACACCGCCGACAGCCTGAGCGTATGACGCCAACTGCGCAGCCCTGCTTAGATATTGCCCACCACCACCGCGCGGCGCCGCGCGGTATGTATAGTGTGCGCGCCCTGGAGGTTTGATCATGGCCGGTTTCGCAGCTTCGCACCCTTCGCCGTCAGTCACCCGCGCGCCGTATTTCAAGAGCGGCACGATCACCAGCGGCGCCACGCTGACGATCGCGCTGGAATCCATCACGGAGGTGGTCAACGTCACGGCCACCACCGGCGCGGGCACGCTGCTATTCGGGGCGACGGCGACGGGCCTGGGCGCGGACGCGTACATGGGCCTGGCCCTGGGCAACAGCACAGGGGTGCTCGAAGTGAGGATGAAGCAGATCGTGCTCAGCGCCGTTAGCACAGACATGGGCTACCAGATCACCGCCGTGCTGGGCCGCGAGCAGGCCAGCGACTATCCAGACATTACAGCCGCCAACGGCTTCGAGGGCGTCGAGTAGCATGGGCTGGCTCGCGCGATTGCTGCGCCGCAGCGCGCTGGGGCCTGGCTCTGGCGTGGGCGCGGCGCTGGTGTACCTGGCCGAGGCCTGGCTCGCCCAGGGCGTGGCTGAGGTGGACGGCAGCAACGCGGGCCCTGACGTATCGTGGCTGATCCATGATGGCGGCGGCACGGCCAGCGCGCGCCCGCCCTGGTGCGCGTATTTTATCACCAGCGCCTGCCGCCAGATCGAGCGCGCTGGCATGGTGATCGAGTATGCGCGCACAGGCCGCGCGGTGGCACACTGGCAGTCAGCGCCGCCAGAGCGGCAGCTGCGCCCCGATCAGATCTGGACGGCAGACCCGCGCGGCCTGGTGATGATCCGCACGCGCGTGAGTCGCGCCGTGATTGATGCCGAGGCGGCCAGGGGCGGCGCCAAGCGTCAAGGGCACGTCGCCCTGGTCACAGCTGTCGATCCCGTGGCGCGCACGATCGACCTGATCGCTGGAAATAGTACCGGCCACGGGCACAGCCGCGTGCCAGGCGGCGGCGCCGTGGCGCGTGAGCGAATCACCGCAGGTGACGAGGCGTGGGATCGTCTGGTGGGCTTTGTGCGGGTGGCCGCACCGTGACCGCCGTGACCACGTGGGCACGTGAGCACGTGGGCACCATCGCGGCCTGGGCGGGCATGGCGGCCACCATGCTGGTGGGCACGGCTAGTCAGTGGACAATGCTACAGGCGCAGCACGCGCAGCAGGCGGTCAGGATCGAGCGCGTCGAGGCTGTGGCCCTGCTCCACACCGCTGACATCGTGGAGATCCGCAGCGACGTGCGCAGCATCAGCGAATCGGTGACGCGCCTGGACGCTGCGGTGACGCGGCAAGAGGCCGCCACTAGACAGATTGATCGCCTGACCGTCAGGCTGGAAACGATGGTCTCGACCCTGGGGGAACGATGAGCCCGCGACTGCACACACAGACCACAGACCACGCCGAGCTGAGCGCGGTGGCCGCCGCCATCGTGGCCCTCGTGCTTCACTACCTCGACGGCGGCGCGATGCTCGATCCGGCGCTGCTCGGCGCGGCCTGGACTGCCGTGGCCCTGCCCGTGCTGATGTTTGCGGTGCGCCTGGGCGCGCGGCTGCTGGCCACGATCCCGGATGATGCCGCGCCGGGCGACGAGTCAGGGCGCGCCAACGTGGAGGCGATACTGCTGATGCTGGTGGCCGGGCTGGCGCTGGTGCTCATGAGCTGCGGCAGTAGCTATCACCTGCGCCAGGGCACCATGCGCGTGGCGAAGACCGCCGACGGCAGCACCTGCGCTGTGATCAGCGGCGACGGTGACCCAGACGTGGTGACGGTCTGCTGGGCTGACGTGCAGATCAAGCTGCCGCGCGAGGTGTGCGATGGCGCTCGATGATGACGGGCGCCAGGCCGCCGAGTGGGCGGCGCTGGTGCCTGGGTTCCTGCGCGGCCTGGGGCAGCTGACCGGTGACGCGCGGTTCGGTGACGCCGCCGACGCGATCGCGCTCGTGGGGATCATGGACCTGGCCGAGCTGCTGGCGCGTCTGCGCTCTGACTCTGTGACGATCGACGCTGGCACGCTGGAGATCAGCGAGGGCGTAGCCGTCGAGCTGGAGTGAGCCAGGGCGACGAGTGGCGCGAGGTGCGCGCGCCGCTGCATGACGTGGTTGCAGAGGTGGTGCTGCGCGGCCAGCGCGGCGACGTGGTGACCATCGTGGAGGGCGACGACCCCGACGATCCCGCGCGCACGCCGCACCCTGAAGTGGCGCCGCTTCACGTGCGGGAAACCAACCAAACAATCCCAACAACCCAATTGGTCGGATTGTTTGGTTGGTTTCCCGCGCGCACGTGGATCGTGCTGGTGCCGCCCTGGGGCGAGGCTTAGCGCCGCGCCTAACCGCTAGACTGTCGCGGTATTTTACGCGCAGCGCGTCAAAGACGTTTACACGCTGCGCGTCGTTTTGTACTGTCTGGGTGTGGGGAGGATCCCACCCAGACCAGGAGCGAGATGATGCAGAACCTGACCACGATTATTTTTCGGGCGCCCACGATGGACCTATTCGCCTGCGCGGCGACGGTGCAGGCGCTGGCCGTGGAGGCGCAGGCGGTGCCCGCCGACAGCAAGCGCGCGCAGGTTGTCGCCCGCGTGTCAGGGCTGGTGATGGCGCGCCACGCCGAGCTGGTGCGCGCGCAGGCCCAGGCCGCCACCGAGGCCGGCGTTATCTATTGGCCGCGCTAGCCGCACCCACCACAACCCCACCAGCCCGCCAGGCACTGCCTGAGCGGGCTTTTCAGGTGCAAGTTACAGCCGCTGGGGCGGCGAGGGGCGGCACGATGAGCAAGATCCACACCACACGAGAAGCCTGGTTGACGGCGGCGGTTGAGCTGATGCGCGGGCAGATCGACCACGAGATCATGGTGATGGGATCCCCGTCGATCGCGTTTCCTGACATGGATCAGCGCGTGGGCGGCAGTGACGAGCCGCTGCCATGCATGCCCGCCAACCTGCGCGTCGCATGCAGCAACCCGTCAGGCGGGATCCGCAACCGCGTGCGCGGTGAGTGCGTCTACCCGCAGAGCAGCGCTGACGCCAGCTTTGAGATCTGGATCTCGCCCAAGATGGATGACGCCCCCACCGTGCTGCTGGTGCTGATGCACGAGCTGATGCACGCCACGCTGCACAGCTGGGCACCTGGCGCAGGCCATGGCCCGCGCTTCGCGCGGCTGGCCAAGCCGCTGGGCCTGGCCCGCCCGCTCACCAGCGCCACGATCGCCACGGGGCCTGACGGCACCAAGCTGCGCGGCCACATCAGCCGCTGGGCTGGGCAGCTCGGTGACTACCCGCACGCGGGCGTCGACTTCGCTGCGCATGACTCGCAGCGCCGCCGCCAGAGCACCCGCATGCTCAAGGCCGAGTGCCTGACCGACGGCTGCGGGTTCAAGGTGCGCATGACGCGCACCTGGGCGGCGCAGGCCACACCGCTGTGCCCGGTGTGCGAGGGCCTGGGCGTGCACAGCCGCACCACGGTGGTGATGGCTGAGGGCTTCGAGCTTTGCCAGCTCGCCGGTGTGCCTGTCAGCCGCACGGGCGAGGATGACGCAGGCGCCGTCGAGCGCGCCGCGCTGCTCAGGGCTGAGCGTGACGAGCGTGCGCGCCAGGCCCGTGCGGCGGCTGAGGAGGCCACCCGCCAGGCCCGTGAGGCCGCCGAGGCCGCCGCGCGCGTGGCCCGCCGCGAGGCTGCCGCGCGTGAGGCTGCTGCTGCTGAGGCGCAAGCGCAGCGCACCGCCAACGCCCGCGCCGCTGGGCTGGGTGAGGCTGCGGATCTGGGCGTGGTTGAGGGTCAGGGCGTGCAAAACCGCTACGGCGCCAGCGCGGCGACGCGCACCCGCCGCGCCGCTGAGCGCACAGCGCTGCCGTCGCCTGCCTTTGAGGGCGTGGCCGCTGGCACCGCCACCCTGCGGCACCTGATGGAGCTGGCCCTGCCCGGCTGCACCACCGACACCGCCGCGCATGACATGAACGCCGTCGAGGACACCGTTCGCGGCTACTGCGGCACGCACCAGCTGCGCGCGCCTGGCCGGTTCGCCCTGGCCGAGGCCCGCCGCGCCGGTGTGCTGGCAGCGCCTGCCGCAGCGCAGCGCTCGGTCAGGGCCTCGCGGCTGGACCTCGACGACGTGCCCGCACCGTCGCGCAGGGCCAGGGCGCCGGCGCGATCGGCGCGGTTCGCTGGCCTCGACCTGGACTGATCGGCACGGCGCCCCGTAGCGGGGCGCCTAACCGCTAGACTGCTGGCGTGTTTTACGCGCTGCGGGTGCTTTACTGTTGACGCGCTGCGCGTCGTTTTGTACTGTCTGGGTGTGGGGAGATTCCCACCCAGACCAGGGGCGAGATGATGAGCGACTTGAACGTGAAAATACCGGCGGCGGTGCAGAATGTGAACACCGTGCAGGACGCAGCCGCCCGGCTGCGCGCAGCCATCGAGAGCTGTGGCGCTGACAGCGAGCTGGCGGCTTCGCGGCGCTTGCAGCTTAACAAGTGGATCCGGCACGCGCTGGCCGAGCGGGCGCAGCCGGCGTGGCTGGTTCAGCGCGAGGCGGCTGCCCAGCGCGGCCAGTAGACACCCACCACGAGCCCACCAGCCCGCCAGGCACTGCCTGAGCGGGCTTTGTGGGTGCAACAACCAGACCCACCGGAGAGCGAAGATGACCACCGAGACTTTCACCCAAGAGCTTATCCGCAAGATCAGCGCCTGCCGCCGGGTCACCGACGAGGCCCCCACAATGACCTGCGACGACATCGAGCTGGCCGCGCTGGTTCTGGATAACAACTATCGCATCGCTGGTCTCCCCCACGAGGCCAACGGGAACTGCGCGCTGCGGCGGATCTGGGGCCTGGCGATCGACGCTCTCAACGCTCGCGGCCGTGTGCTCGGCAGCTAGCCCACCACCACGAGCCCACCAGCCCGCCAGGCACTGCCTGAGCGGGCTTTGTGGGTGCAACCACACGGCCGCTGGGGCGGCGAGGAGATGAGGCATGGACAAGCAGAGCAATCAAAACCCGGCAGACGCTGCCGCGCTGGCGATCGTTGGCGGGATCGATGACATGGGCGGGTTTCCGCTGCTGCGCCCGTCTGGTCCGTCTGGTCTCATCGTGCCGGCAGGCGATCGGCTCACCCTGGCTGAGATGCAGGCAGCGGTGGGCGGCTATGTTGAGGCGGTGCCGCTGGCTGAGCGTTACCAGCAGGGCGGTGAGCGGCTTGTGATGCTCGTTGACGAAGACGGGCGCAGCAAGGGGCTCGACCTCAACCCGCTTGCCACACTGCTGGTTGAGTCTGCGATCTGGATCGTTGGGCCTGCCCTGGTGATCCCGGTGGGCGAGCTGGCCTGACGCGCACCCACCACGAGCCCACCAGCCCGCCAGGCACTGCCTGTGCGGGCTTTGTGGGTGCCGGCGCATGGGGCGGCGGCTGGGGCAATGAGGTTGAGAATGATCGAGAGTAACGAGGCCGGGCACGCCCGGCTGGGCGCGGCGCTGGTGCAGTTGGCCGCTGGGATCGTGGCCGTGGCCGAGGCGCTGGCGCCTCACGAGCAGGCCGCCGGGCAGCTGACCCTGCCCGCCGTGGACGCGGCGCCTGCGCCGCTGGCGTATGGCTCAGGGCGGCGGCTGTCGGGCAGCTCGCTGATGAAGCGCAGGCGCGCCCTGGATCGCTCTGGCGCCAGCGGATATGCGCTTGCGCACTGGGCGGGCATGGTCCACAGGCTGCGCGTGGAAGAGCTGGCCGCGACGGCCGAGCAATTCGGCCGCAGCCTGGGCGTCAGCGAGGGCTGTATCCGCAACTGGGAGTCGGGCGTGGCTTTTGCCACCACCGACAACCGTGGCAGGCTTGAGCGCCTGGGCACCGTGGTGGCCGGCTGGGACGCTGGCACCTGGCACAACGGGGCGGCGGCGCCGTGAGCGCCGTGCACGGCATAGAGGAGCGCAAGATCGTGATCAGCCAGGATGCGCTGCTGGTGATCGTGGGGCGCGCCCTGGGCGTTGACGTGCGTGGCGCCTGGATCGATGTGTGCGACGACGGCGGCGACGACGTGTGCGACACCTGCGGTTACAGCCAGCGCTTTGAGCCGCCTGCGCTGGTGCAGCTCGTGTGGCCTGCGCGGGTGGTCGCCACGGTGGCACCGTGAACCTTGCTAGGCGCAGAGCGCGTCGCTACTGTGCGGGCAGCACAGTGAGGTGGCTGATGGACAAGCCTGCACAGATAGCGGCGCGGATCGGCGTGACGCCCCGGCGCGTCAGCAACTGGGTGAGCGGGCAGCGCTCGCCCAACGTGGCCGAGGTGGCCGCGCTGCTCGCGGCGCTGCCAGAGGTGGACGCGCGTGCGTTTATTGCCGAGCTGGCCGCGCGCTGGCGCGCCAAGCACTAGGCGCAACAAGGCAGGGCCAGGCATTGCCTGACCCTGCCTTACCTTTGCGCGGTGCGTCTGGGGCGACTGCTGCGGCAACGAGTCACGCCCCGCGCATCAGGGCTCAGTGTAGCTGATCGCAGCGGTGGCCGGTGAGGTTGCAGCCTGGGGCGCGTTTACCCTGGCTGGGCTCTCATCATTGACCTCGCGCTCGTGCAGCTCAGCGGCCAGGATGTGCTGCGCCTGCGGGCCTGACGGCTCAAAGCTGACGGCAGCGCGCGCCCATGCGTCGCGGTAGATCGTCTTGAGCGCCATGGGCGCGAAGTATGTGCGCCAGACGCTGGAGTTACCTGCGGCCTGCTTGTTTTCGTTGATCTTGCGCACGCTGGTCACGTGGTATTTGACCCGCCCGTCAGTGTGCTCGATCCGCAGGTAGCCGCCACGGCAGTTGTCTGGGCTGGTCACCTCGCGATCGAATGGATCGCGCTGGTGCTGCACCTGGCCGGCTGCGTCGATCGAAAAGGGATCGTCAATGTGGACAAGCACCGCCGTCACGTCCAGCACGTGCGGCAGGCGCTGAAATAGGCACGCGATCCCGCGCCAGCCCAGCATGACCGTGACCTCACCGCGACGCGGGATCAGGCTGACCAGCTGCTGCGGGCCTGGGTGCAGGCCCAGGCTGGCGCATTTGAGGAACGCCGAGCCCAGTGATTCGGCCGTGCACTGGCGCAGGCGATCGTCTGATAGCGCGGCAAGGCATCCTGCGGTGAACGCCTGCGATGACATGACGCCCATGAGCGCACCGTTTACACGCTCGTGCCATGCCGGGCGATCCATGTACTCGACGATCGTGGTGCTCACTCTGCGCCTCCCGTGTGGCGGATCCTTATGGGGCGCACGCCCCGCTTGTTTGTCTTCGATGTCACCCTGTAGGGCCCGCAATCGGCGGCCTCTGCGTCGCCCATGGCGCGGCGCAGCCACGCCTCTGCGTCTTCGCCGGTGGCCTTTTGTGCCTTGGCCTCTTTGCGCGCCTGGTCGAGCGCCTGCGCAAATGCCTCGCCGTCTGGCAGCTCGATGGTGCGGCCGTCAGCGTGCTGCCTGTAGGCAGCTTTGAGCGCTCGCAGATCACCCTTGCCCAGCAGCGGCGGCGGCTCGCGCGGCTCGACATACTGCGACCAGAATGCGGCCACGGCCGCCTCGATGGTGGAGTGCAGCTGCTCGTCAGCCTCGATGCGCAGCTGGCGCCAGGTGCTGTGGGGCAGCTCCTGGCCAATGCGCAGCAGGTAGCCAGCACGCGCACCGATGACGCCCACGAGCCAGCCGTAGCTGGCACCCGTGCAGAGGATCTGCGCCTGGATCTGGCAGTAGTAGCCGCCCACCCGCGTGCCGGCTGGAAATGGCGCACCGCCCTGCGGAT